ACGGATTTGACCTATGGTGGCACTCCGATCAATGCACCCGTGCATATATGATATCATCCGCGGGGAACATTGATTCATTTAGCGACTGCTAAAAAACATTACCTTTACAAAAACAAATAAAATGGCTACAACATATATATGGGACTGTAAGACAGTGGATGTCTACCCCACCGACGGAGAATACACAGACGTGGTGTACAACGTACACTGGATTGTAACAGGCACCTCAGACCAGGTAGACCCCGAAGGGGTGGCGTACTCCGCAGGGAGCATCGGCACACAGGTGGTCTCCTCAGACGATATCACAGACTTCATACCCTTCGATCAGCTGACCAATGCTGAGTCGGTAGCATGGACGCAGGAGGCTATGGGTGCAGAGCAGGTGACGGCGATAGAGACAGGCATACAGTCCTCTATAGACCAGCTTATTACCCCCACCTCTGTGACGATGACTATCGGAGAGCCGGTCCCTCCTGCTGAGTAATATTTTTCGTACCTTTACAAATAATAATCAAATACAATCAAATGTCAAAACAACTAGATAACGAGCAATTAGAGCTGCTACAGGGTTTACAAAACGATTTCACTAAGGCTAAGATAGAGATAGCGGATATGGAAATTAAAAAATCCAACATAATCACAGAGATATCCAAGATCCAAGAAAAATTTGCCGAACAAGAGCAGATTTTAATGAAGGAGTTTGGGCAGAACGCAATAATCAACTTGCAGACTGGAGAGGTAAAAGACCCGGAGCCAGAGCAAGAGCAAGAAACAGAATAACACACCATGGCAAAAATCAGCAACACCGGGGCATATCCTGGCATCACAAACCTTGACGCATTAGACTACCTTATCATAACAGATAAGGAGAACGACCTGATGACAAAGACGGCTACGATAGCCCAAGTTGCTGCTTTAACCGCCTCTATAGATGTAGGGTACACCTCCTACACCGCTCTTCTCACACAGTCCGGCGTCACCGCGCCCGTAGCAACGGTATTGCAGGATACTATCGGAGGCACCATGACATGGTCATACAACTCCGTAGGGGACTACACCCTCACCAGCAGCACCTCGGCATTTACCGCCAAGACAGTGGTGTTCGTCAACGGTGGCAGTTCAGCCACAGCATCGGGAGGGGTGACATGGTCAGCAGACACCCCCGCGACACTAGTGATAGTAGCCGGAGCAGACGGTAGATTTACAGCAGGATCATTTGAGCTGAGGGTTTATTCATGATAAAATGGATATAAGAAAAATATCTATCGGGGCAGACTACAAATCAGGGGCTATGCACTACATAGTGGGTCAAGATGTCTTAGGAGGTAACTACGGCATTCACCTTATCCAATATGATCTTGACTCTGAATCGTATAAGATATGGATTATTAAAAAAGACGAGGTATTGCTATGGAAAGAGTTTAGGTGTACTCTCCCTATCTCTTTGGAATACAACATACATTTTTAATATGACATTACGAGAAATTAAGGAACTTGAGCAACGAATAGTTATTGTTAAAGAAATGAAAGAAAAGACAGATGATTTTCTTGATCAAATGTTATTCGCTGATGAGATTCATAATATTGAAATGAAATTAAATGGAGTTAAGCCAACTGACTCATCAATAGATTGTATCGGTTGCGGCTCGTAAGCTAAATTATGAAATCTCCTTATTCATTTATCGTAACACCTTTTAATAATAAAAGGTACGATAACACCAAGAGCTACGGTAAAGTAGAATTTATCATAAGCACCTCCGAAGAGGACCATAGCGTATCTAACCGTTATGGCGTGGTGGTATCTACCCCCATCAACTACAAGGGGCCGGTGAAAGAAGGCGACACCCTGCTTGTTCACCATAACGTGTTTAAGTTTTATAACGATATGCAGGGAAGAAGAAAAAGCGGGAAAAGCTATTTTAAAGACGACCTGTTTTTTGTAGACCCAGATCAGTTTTTTCTATATAAACAGAACGGCCAATGGAAGGGGTATAATAAATATTGTTTTATAAAGCCTTCTGCGGTGAAAGAGTCGTACCTTAAAAAATCCACTAACGACGAGCCTCTATTCGGCACCATAAGGTATATCAACGACCAGATGCTAAGCATGGGGATGAAGGTAGGAGACGAGATATCGTATCAGCCGGAGAGCGAATATGAATTTGTGGTAGATGGGGAAAGGCTATATAGGATGTTCACCGATAACATAACTTTTATGGTATGAAGAACAAAAAAAACACCTATAGAAGAGACCTGGACTGGGAGGAGAAAGTAGACAAGTTAAAATTAAAATATAACCGCAGCAAAGATGGATATAGCAAGCATAAAAAAGGAGATAATAAAAGCTGGTGAGTCAGCGGTCCTTCAGCTGATAAAAGTCGCTAAAGAAGATATTATTAAATACGGCGAAGACGATGAGCTGGCAGCAGACAGGCTGAAGAACGCCGCCGCCACCAAGAAGCTCGCTATCTTCGATGCCTTTGAGATATTAAAAAGGATAGAAGAAGAGAAAGATATGTTAGAAGGTATCGATACTAAAATAAATAACACCCCAAAAGGATTTGCTGAGTCAAGATCAAAATAAATTATATATTGAGCTTGTCAATATAGTCCCCAAGGGTGCTTTAGCCAATAAAAATAGAGCGCGGTCTTGGCAATATGGCTATAACGAAAAGTACGGTTTTGTTGTTATCTCTAAGACAGGACAGATAGGTCAGATACTAAATATCAGCGGCCTAAACATCGCCCTCCCTAAAGTCTCTGAAGACATCCTGAAAAGATCCGGGAAGAGAGAAGAACAGTATTGGGAGCCTAAGATATTACCGAAGCAGCTGAAGAGGGTAAAGTCTATCTTCCAATGGCATAGCACCCCCGCCAGCTTTAAAAATCAGTGGGTCGACTATGTAGAGAATGAATTTAACTACAGGGAGCAGGGGCGGTGGTTTCTAAACAACGGGATATCGACATATATCACCGGAACACACTATATGTACCTGCAATGGACAAAGATAGACATCGGGCTTCCGGACTTCAGAGAGGCCAATAGAATATTTTATATCTTCTGGGAGGCATGCAAGGCAGACAAGCGGAGCTTCGGCCTTGACTACCTAAAGATCCGGCGCTCAGGATTTTCTTTTATGGCATCGTGTGAGGGGGTGAACACCGGGACCATCACCAAAGACGCGCGTATAGGCATCCTCTCTAAGACCGGTGGTGACGCTAAGAAAATGTTCACAGATAAGATAGTCCCTATCTCTAACAACTACCCGTTCTTTTTTAAGCCTATACAGGATGGTATGGACAAGCCTAAGACGGAGCTAGCATATAGGGTTCCAGCCTCTAAGATCACCAAGAAGAATATGTATATAACAGAGGACCAGGAGCTGGAGGGGCTAGACACCACCATCGACTGGAAGAACACCTCTGACAACTCCTATGACGGGGAGAAGCTACAGCTGCTGCTACATGACGAGAGCGGAAAATGGGAGCGTCCTGAGAATATCCTTAACAACTGGCGGGTGACCAAGACATGCCTGCGCTTGGGAAGCAGGGTCATAGGGAAATGTATGATGGGGTCTACCTCTAACGCCTTAGACAAGGGAGGAGACAACTTCAAAAAACTATATAACGACTCTGACTGCTCCATGCGCAACTCCAACGGGCAGACAAAAAGCGGACTATACAACCTTTTTATTCCCATGGAGTGGAATATGGAAGGGTTCATAGATAGGTTCGGGATGCCGGTCCTTAGGACCCCCGTGAAGCCCGTCCGTGGTATCGATAACGAGCCTATCATACAAGGGGCGATAGACTACTGGGAGAACGAGGTGGACTCTTTAAAGCAAGACCCTGACGCGCTGAATGAATACTACCGGCAGTTTCCACGGACGGAGTCCCACGCCTTCCGCGATGAGAGCAAGCAGTCGATCTTTAACCTTACCAAGATATACCAGCAGATAGACTACAACGACTCTTTGATCACAGACAGGTATGTGACACGCGGGTCTTTCTCCTGGGAGAACGGGATACAAGACAGCAGGGTGATATGGACGCCTAATAAGAGGGGTAGATTTTTTGTAACTTGGCTACCAGAACTGGCATTACAGAATAATGTTATAACGAAAAACGGGAAGAAATACCCTGGAAATGAGCATCTAGGGAACTTCGGTTGTGACTCTTATGATATCTCTGGGGTGGTAGTAGGCAAAGGCTCTAACGGATCTTTGCATGGACTGACAAAATTCAATATGGATAACGCACCTAGCAATGAGTTTATTTTAGAATATATCGCACGTCCACAGACGGCAGAGATATTTTTTGAAGAGGTGTTAATGGCTATTGTATTTTACGGGATGCCTATCTTATGTGAGAACAACAAGCCACGCCTTCTATACCATCTAAAAAATAGAGGGTACCGAGGGTATAGCGTCAACAGGCCCGACAAGACTTTTAATAAATTGTCTAAGACAGAGAGAGAGCTGGGGGGCATCCCCAACTCCAGCGAGGACGTAAAACAATCCCATGCCTCGGCTATTGAGTCGTATATAGAGAAGCATGTGGGGCTAGATATGGGCGGCTCCTACAGGGAGCAGGACGATATGGGGATAATGCATTTCCATAGGACGCTAGAAGACTGGGCGAGATTTGATATAAGCAACAGAACCAAGCATGACGCCTCCATAAGCTCTGGACTGGCGATAATGGCTAACCAGAAACACCTATATACACCGACCAAAGAGAAATCGAAAATAAGCATTAACTTTGCGAGATACAATAATAAAGATTCTGTTAGCCAATTACTTAAATAAATGAAAGACGTAAAAATACAAGTTAACTCGGCTGCTTTCCCTGATCAGTTTGCTTCAGATAAAGTTAAAGACACAGTAGAATTTGGCCTACAGGTAGGGCAGTCTATACAGTACGAATGGTTTCGTAGAGATAGCGGATCATGTAGGTTTTATAACCAGTGGGCTGACTTCAACCGTCTGCGGCTATATGCCAGGGGTGAGCAGTCTATCGCTAAATACAAAAACGAGATATCTGTCGATGGAGACCTCAGCCACCTGAACCTGGACTGGACGCCCGTTCCTATCATCCCTAAGTTTGTGGATATCGTAGTCAACGGAATGTCTGACAGGCTTTTTAAGATTAAAGCATACGCGCAAGACGCAATGTCTGCGGAGAAAAGAAGCGCGTTCCAGGATATGGTACAGGCGGATATGTTGGCAGCGCCGCTATTGCAACAGCTAGAAAAATCTTTCGGTGTTTCGGTCTTTAGCGTGAAAGAAGAAGAGCTTCCAGGCAATGACGAAGAGATGGAGCTATATATGCAGATGAAGTTTAAGCCAGCGATAGAGATAGCTGAAGAGGTGGCGATAAACACCCTGCTGGACGAGAACCATTATGCGGATATAAGGAAGAGAGTAGACTACGACCAGACAGTACTAGGCATCGGCATATGCAAGCATATGTTCTTGCAGGGGTCAGGGATACAGGTAGACTATGTCGACCCTGCGAATGTGGTATACAGCTACACCGAAGACCCATACTTCAAAGATAATTTTTATTGGGGAGAGATAAAGACAGTGCCTATTGGAGAGCTTATTAAGATAGACCCTTCACTAACAAATACAGACTTACTAGAGATATCTAAGTACAGCCAGGACTGGGCGCAATACTACGATGGGGCGCAAGCATACAACGATAGCATGTTCAACAGAGATACTGCGACATTGTTGTATTTCAACTATAAGTCCACGCACTCTTTTGTATATAAGAAGAAAGAGATGGCTGACGGTACTTTTAAGACCGTAGAGAAAGACGATGAGTTTAATCCTACTGACGAGATGCAGAAGGAGGCGAAATTTGAAAGAGTAGAGAAAAGAATCGATGTATGGTATGATGGCGTGATGGTCATGGGTACTAACATCATCCTCCAATGGAGGCTGAGCGAGAATATGGTACGCCCCAAATCCTCCAACCAGTATGCTAGGCCCAACTATATCGCCTGCGCCCCAAGGATGTACAAAGGGTCCGTAGAGTCTCTAGTGCGTAGGATGGTTCCTTTTGCGGATTTAATCCAGATGACACATTTAAAAATCCAGCAGGTGGTATCAAAGCTGGTTCCAGACGGTGTATTCATAGACGCCGATGGACTAAACGAGGTAGACCTAGGCACCGGAGCTGCATATACTCCAGAGGACGCCCTACGTCTGTACTTCCAGACAGGTAGTGTCGTAGGAAGAAGCTACACCCAAGATGGTGAGTATAACAACGCAAAAGTCCCTATCACCCAGCTCACCGCAAGCAGCGGTGCCAGCAAGATGCAAATGCTGATAGGCAACTACAATCATTATCTAGATATGATTAGATCCGTGACTGGATTAAACGAGGCTAGAGACGGAAGCATGCCGGACGCTAACTCCTTGGTAGGCATCAATAAGCTTGCTGCTCTAAACTCCAATACAGCCACCAGGCATATATTACAGGCGAGCCTATATATGACACGCAGCCTGGCGGAGTGTCTCTCTATCCGTACCTCTGACATACTAGAGTATGCGGACTTCAAAGATGAGTTTGCCATGCAGATAGGTAAATACAACCTACAGATTATAGAGCAGATAAAAGACCTCTATCTACATGATTTTGGGATATTTATTGAGATGTCTCCTGACGAGGAGGAGAAGGCTATGCTAGAGCAAAATATTCAGATGGCCTTATCGAAGGAGAATATCAGCTTAGAAGATGCTATAGATATCAGAGAGCTTAACAACCTAAAGATGGCCAACCAGCTGCTGAAGCTTAAACGCAAGCAGAAAGAAGAGAAAGACCAGCAGATATTAGCACAGCAGCAGCAGATGCAAGCACAGCAGCAGATGCAAGCGCAGGAGGCGGCAGCGATGCAGCAGATGCAGATAACACAGGCATCCTCGGCGGCTAAGATGGAGATCATGACGGCACAGAACCAGATGGAGCTACAAAAAATGCAGATGGAGGCACAGCTGAAGAAGTCCTTGATGGAGGTGGAATTTGGCTACCAGATGCAGATTCAAGGGGTAGAGCAAGACCAGCTAGACTCCAGGGAGCAGAGCAGAGAGAAAGAGAAAAGCAGTAGATTAAACAAGCAATCCTCTAATCAGTCGAAGATGATAGAGCAGAGAAAGCGTAATCTACCCTCTATCTCTTTTGAGTCTAACGAAGACAGCCTAGACGGTTTTGACCTGGCTGAATTTAACCCAAGATAATTAAATTAAATAGTACTAACTTTATAAAAATCAAATCAAATGGAATTTAAGGTAAAAGAGATAAACAAAGAAGAGAAATCTCGCGTTGAGGTGGAATCAGATTTGTTAAAGAAACACGAAGAGAAATTCGAAGAACAAGAGGGTGATCCTTCTATTGGAAAGATAGATCTTAGTGACAAAGCAAATTCATTATCTGAAGAAAAATCAGAGGATGAAACTAAAGTAGAGGCCGTAGAAGCTGAAAAGCCCACTACAGAACTACAAGAAGATGACATTCTTTCATATATAAAGAATAGATATGACAAGGATATAGATTCTATCGACGAATTGTTTGCGGAAAAAGAGGCAAACGCTGAGTTACCAGAAGATGTATCTGCGTATTTAAAGTATAAGCAGGAAACCGGACGTGGCATCAAAGACTTTTATAACTTACAAAAGGATTTTGATGAGATGGACGATGATGCTGTACTTGCTGACTATTACGCCTCCACCGAAGAAGGTTTAGACGAGATAGACATTCAGGATATTATTGAGGATAAGTTTAGTTTCGATGAGGAGCTAGATGAGCCGAAAGAAATCAAGAAGGTTAAGTTAGCAAAAAAACGAGAACTCGCTAAGGCAAAGAAGTTTTTGAATGGAGAAAAAGATAAGTACAACATCCCTCTTGAGTCAGGTGGGGGTGCATTATCGGAAGACCAGGAAAAGAACCTTGGCGCTTATAAGAGTTACATAGAGGAATCTAAAAGCGTAGAAGAGCAGAACAGGAAGAAGCAAGAGTTTTTTATAGACAAAACAAATAATGTGTTTAACAGTGATTTCAAAGGTTTTGATTTCAAGGTGTCTGATAACAACCTCACCTTTAAGCCTGGTACCGCAGAAGAGTTAAAAAATCTTCAGTCAAATGTTGGCAATTTCATTGGTAAATATTTGGATGATAGTGGTTTAATTACGGATGCCGTAGGTTATCATAAGGCTTTGTCGGTAGCGATGAACCCAGATAAATTTGCTCAATATTTCTATGATCAAGGTGTGGCTAATACCGTAGATGATGTTTCAAGGAAATCGAAAAACATTAATATGGATGTTAGATCAAATTCACAATCTGTCTCTAAAGACGGAATGAAGATACGCCCTGTGAGTAGTAATGACAGACACGAAAATGGCAGAGGACTCAAAATTAGAAGTATTAAAAAACATTAAACAATTTAAAATAAATTCAAAATGGCAGTAAATTTAACCCCGGGATTTGACCTGCAGCCGAGTGCGCAACAGACCCCGTTATCGACCAACTATATCACTAACTTCGATTTCTTGAATCAGTATCTTCCTGATACTTACGAAAAGGAATTCGAGCGTTATGGAAATAGATCAGTAGCATCATTCCTTAGAATGGTGGGTGCTGAAATGCCTTCTAACTCAGACATGATCAAATGGGCTGAGCAAGGAAGGTTACACACTAAATATCAGAATTGTACTTCCGCAGGTGCGGCAGCCGCAGTAAGTGGTGTTTGGACAGTTCCAGGCGTGGGCGTAGCCCCAGGCGTAGGAGCTAATAGCCCTACTAACTTTAATCCACAGTTGAATGCCAATTCCGGCACTTTAGCTACACTTAGAGTTGGTCAGACAGTAATGATCTCCGACAACACTGTTGGATCTACATTGCAGAATAAAGGCATCATCAGCGTTGCTCCTACCTCAGCAAATCCTGGAACATTTACCGTAGCGTATTACGAAGTAGGTGGTCAGGCAATGGCGGCGGCAACAAGCTGTGATATCTTTATCTATGGTTCTGAATTCGCGAAAGGAACAGTCGGCATGGTAGGCTCTAACGAGTCTGATGACTTCATCTTCGACAACAAGCCAATCATCATCAAGGACAAGTATTCTGTCTCTGGTTCTGACATGGCTCAAATCGGTTGGATTGAGGTTACATCTGAGAACGGTGCAACTGGCTACCTATGGTATCTAAAATCTGAGCATGACACTAGACTTCGTTTCGAAGACTATCTAGAGACAGCTATGGTGGAAGCAGTTCCAGCAGCAGCAGCTTCTGGTGCAGCAGACTTCCTACAAGGTGTAGGTGTAGGCGCAGGTGTTGCCGGAGCTTCAGGTTCTGACGGTATCTTCTACGTTGTAGGAAACAGAGGTAATGTTTTCGGCGGTGGTAACCCAGTAGCTTTGGCTCAGTTTGATAGCGTTATCCAACGTCTTGACAAGCAGGGTTCTATCGAAGAGAATGTAATCTTCGTTAACCGACAGTTCTCATTCGATATTGACGATATGCTAGCGGCACAAAACTCCTATGGAGCGGGTGGCACTTCTTATGGTCTCTTTGACAATGACAAGGACATGGCTCTTAACCTAGGCTTCACAGGATTCCGTAGAGGTTACGACTTCTACAAGTCTGACTGGAAATACCTAAACGACCCTACTATGAGAGGCGGCCTTACAGCTGGTAAAATCAACGGACTTTTAGTTCCTGCTGGTTCAACCACTGTTTACGACCAAATCTTGGGCAAGAACGCCAAGCGTCCTTTCCTTCATGTTCGTTATAGAGCTTCAGAGACTGAAGATCGCCGCTATAAGACTTGGATCACTGGCTCTGCTGGTGGCGCAAGAACTAGCGACTTGGATGCCATGGAAGTCAACTTCCTATCTGAAAGAGCTGTATGTACCTTAGGTGCTAACAACTTCTTCTTATTCCAAGATGCATAAATAGCAGTTACCAAAGGGGGGGTGGTAACCCATCCCCCTTTTTTTTTAAATTAAATTAAATTATATTATTATGGCAAAACAAAAAGAAAAATACGAGAACAAAGCCTATAGGCTTTCCGGCCAGCAGCAGCCACTTTCATACATGCTGGCATCAAGACACTCGTCAAGATCTCCCTTATTACATTTCGATGAAGAGAAAGGCATTAACCGCCCCCTTCGTTATGCAAGAAATCAGAAGTCTCCCTTCGAGGATGAGCAAGATGGAAATGCTATCCTGGAACCAATTGTGTTTGAAGATGGGATGTTAATAGTTGAAAAACAAAACCAGGCATTACAGCAGTTTCTACATTATCACCCTAGCAACGGGATGGTCTTTGAAGAGATAAACAACTCTCGCGATGCAGCCATAGAGCTGGAAGCGGTAGAGATGCAATTAGAGGCTCAGATAGAGGCTAAAAAAATTACAAAGGATGTAGATAAGCTTACTTCTGTTTGTAGAGTATTAATGGGCAATAGCGTGGATAACATGACTATCCCTGAATTAAAAAGAGACGTTCTTTTATATGCTAAGGCTAGGCCAGAGGATTTTATGGCTACCGTAAATGACCCTATGCTAGAGCTTATGGATACCGTTCATCAGTTTATGATGGCAGGGTTCATATCATATAGGAACAATAATAAAGATGTGTACTATAGTCTTCCTAATAACAAGAAGAAAATGCTTACCATCCCTTACGGAGAAGATCCGTATTACATTATAGGTTCTTTCATGCAAAGCGACGAGGGGTTAGAAGTTTATAAGCTGCTAACTAATAAGTTGAAGAACAAAATATAGTTATATCATACTAACTAAGAAAAGGGCTGCCTCAAAAGGGTAGCTTTTTTTTTATTATATTTGTTATATATTATTAACCCATTAAAAACTTTTTATAAAATGGCAAAATTTCTTAAAATCACAAACGCTCCCATTACAGGTCAACTGATTAGTATTGACGGAGTTAAGGCGCTTGCTACTGCGGCTAATGGTACAGCAGTAACTGTTACAATCGACTATGTTGATGGAACTACTACTACAGTAACTACCGCAGCTCAAGTAGCTCATGATGTTTATTCAGCTATCTTAAACGGCATGGAAGCGGCTTTAGCCACATCTTGGCAAAACGCTTATTACGAGGTAAGTTCTCCAAAAGCTGTTACAAGTATTGTTAATGCATAGGTTCATTAACTAACCAAAACGAGGAGGCTACAAAAAAAGTAGCCTCTTTTTTTTTGTTATCTTTGTAAAAAGAATAAAATTATGCCTATTAACGATGTAAGGAATACAGTGTTGGCTATAGCAAATAAAAACAACTACGGGTATATTTCTCCGGCTGATTTTAACCTATATGCCAAACAAGCTCAGATGGATATGTTTGAGGATTATTTTAATCAATATAATAATCAACTGGTAAGAGAAAACCTACGGCAGTCAGGCAGCGGATATGCGGATATTACCAAAGGGCTGGAAGAAGTAATAGACAGCTTCTCCGCCACCCAGACATTAGTAAATAATGGGGTAAACCTGTTCTCTCTGCCGAGTAATTATTATTTAATAAATAAAATTAATTACTACCCGACGGTCGTTATGACAAGCACGACTACAGCCGCTGGAAGCTTTATTTTAACAGACACAAATGCTACGTTTGTAACGAGCGGAGTTCTCGCTGGGCAGCTGGTATCATCAACGTCTTCTACGAGCCTTACAGCAGGCCAGAGTGCCTATATCGTGAGCGTAGACAGCAATACTCAGCTGACATTGACGGATAGTCTATTTTCTTTGGCAGGGACGATAGGAGACACTTATACCGTGGTATCAGCTACCGGGATAGTAGAGGTAGAAAGAGTTAATCAAAA